GCTGACATAACAGCAAATCCTCCTGGCGGTACTAGCCTTAATGATTTTATCAATGTTAGTAGCTATCGTGGTCGATTGTATTTTGTAAAGAAAGCAACCTTACAAGTATTCTATCACGATACTGTTAATGTCCCGATGACATCAGGCTCACCTGCATTGAAATCATACGATTTTGCGTATGTCATGCGGAATGGTGGCTACCTTCTTTACACTCTTACCTACACAAATCAAACAGCAGCAACAGCACAAAATCTTTTCCTTGCTGTATCAAGTGAGGGTGAGATAGTCGCTTTTACTGGCTACTCTCCAGATGATACTAACTGGTCCTCGGCTGGTTCGTCCGGTACTAACACAGTCGTGGCTCATTACTATATTGGAAAGCCTTTAGGCTATCGCTCATTCATATACGTTAATTCTGATATCTGGATCATTACTGAACAAGGTGTTGTTTCTGTTTCATCCCTTTTCAGTAAAGGAGAACCACAAGCAACTACAACAATAAGCAGAACCGTAAATCCCGTTATTTCTAATGCTGCTACGGCAATCGGTCAGTCACCGTTATGGGGTGGCTTCTTTTGGCCGGTAGGTCGTCGCGTTTATGTGCGTATACCTGAAGCCAATAACGCTGCTTTGTTTCTAGTGTTTTCCCTTGATACAGGCTCTTGGACTGAGTTTAGACTTGCTGCAAACACTGACAATGCTGCTTCATGTATGTTCAATGAACTACCGTTTTATGGTGGTAGTGATGGGACTATTTGGTCAGGCGAAACAGGATTAGTTGACCAGCTAAAAGGTGCTAACAGTCAATCGATCCAATTCTATATCCGTAGTGCGTTTTCGTTCTTAGGTTCAAGAGATTCGTACAAAGCATTTAAGGATATTCGGCCACTACTTAAAACAAAACGTGGCACACCATTAAGCATTGATATTGATACAAACTTCAAACAGGGCGTACTCAACACAACGGTTACAGCGCCTGCAAGTGTATTTACACCCTGGGGATCTCCTTGGGGATCTCCTTGGTCAGCAGAAGTTGAATACATCTACGACCGCTATGCAACTAAGGGGCAAGGACACTGTGCTTCTATTCGTTTGAGCGGTGCAATTAAAAATACAACGTGTCAAATTTTTGGCTTTGAATTACGTTACGACGTAGGAGGACAGGTTTAGTTATGGCAAAGAAACAAAAGGGTGGAGCACTCAAAACAGAACCGCCTAAATCAAACGATTCTGCCGATGTTAAGCGTTGGAAATCCAAGTATAATAATGCTGTTGCAAATTTCAAAAAAGCAAAGCCTGGCACAAAAGAATATAAAATGTGGGCCAACGACATAAAGCGTTGGGGTCCTAAAACAGGTATTGCAGATTGGAATAAAGTTTTAGCAAATTACAAGCAACCTACTGCGGAAGAAAAGTTTGCAAACATGAAAGCTGAGGATCAACGTCGCGCTTTGGAAGTTGATTCAATGGAGCATTTTCGTCGCATGATGGAACAAGCATCTACGTTTGATCCTAATAAGCCTTTTGCAGGTTATGAGATGGGATTTGGTGAAGCTCGTGATAAAGCTTACACCGACGTTATGAATCAGTTTAACCGATCTATGGAGCCAGAGTTTCAAAGACAAAACGCTGAGTTTCAACAGCGTATGGCAGATCAAGGATTAGATCCGAATAGCGGAGCATACCAGGCACAATACAAAGCTATGGCCGATGCTCAAAACAATGCGCGTTTAAATGCTCAATCTCAAGCATCGCAGCAAGCATATCAAGTACAGCAACAGGCGTTTGGCCAAGGTCAGATTGCTGCTATGACACCGTTCGAACAATGGCAAGCTAGCAAGGAGCCGTTTATCCTACCTTATCAACAGGCTGGAGATGTAAACCTTGCAAACATTCAAGGTAGCTGGCAGCAAAAAATGCAAGCTGCTCAAAATGCCGCTGCTATCAAGCAAGCAAACATAGCTGCTAGTACGTCGCGTGCTAATACTGCTGCGGACATTGCGTCGAGAGAAGAAATGTTTAGACAGCAACAACTTGGTCAATATCCAACTGGTAATCAGAAGCCACCTGGATTTAAAGAGGGTGTAAAAGAGACTTTACCAATTGGTATATCAACTTCTCGATAAGGTAATTATGGCAGATACTTCACTCGCAGATTATTTTACTATTGCACCAAGCAGCACTACTTGGGGACTTGGCCAAAACGCACTTGCTCAAGCATTGCCAATACTGATGCAAGGTCGTGGTACAACTAACCAGCAATTTGGTACAGCGCTAGGAATGAGTCTTGTATCTGCTTTGCTTGGCTACCAGGCTAGGCGTTCCGCAGCAGATCAATCCTTGCAAGCTGCTGAGATAGGTAGTCAGATGCTTGGACTTGCTACGCCACAAGAGAGATTAAACCTAATCAAGGGCGTTGATAGTAGCAACATTCAGCAAAGCCTTTTGGGGCTTAATGCTCGAATTGGTGAGCAGGAATTAACAAACCAATTGATACAGCGTCAGAAAGTAGGAGAGCTTACTGCGGGTGCAAACTTTGAATTGAGTCCATTAGGTCAACAATTACAGGCGCAAAAACTAAAGCAAGCTGTGGTATTGAAAGCGCTGGAAGGTGGAAATATACCAAGTGAATATGCAAGTCTTTTTGCACAACCAGAAACTGAAACAATACCGATAATTCCTGGCTTAACTGCAAAAGAATCTCGCGACATTTACAAGAAGCAAAAAGAAATAGAAATGGCACAGGGTGCGACTCCAGCAACACAAGAGCGCAAAAATGCTTTCGGTATTGTACAAGATTTAGAGCAAACATTCAAAAATTTAAAGCTTAATGCTGCGGAATTTAACCGCGATAAGTTAATACCAGGCACTCCAGCAGAATTAGCTTGGAGCAAATTGAATGGTTCACTTGCTGCACTCGCACGAGTATCTGGGCAAACAAGTCAATTAAGTGATACTGACTTACGACAACAAAGGGATTCTATTCAAGGCCCAACAATAATGGGAGTACCTTTGTCTGGAACTGAATCCATTGCCAAACGCTTACAATCAAAACTTGACGCAAGTAAGCAACTTGCTAATAAATCTGACGTAGAGGCACAACCAGAAACAGATAAATTAGCAATTCTCGCTGAATTACGCGCCGAAATAGCAGCGGCAAAAGCTCGTAGGATGAAATAAATATGAGCGATTTAGATGCAGAAATAGCAGCAGCTAGAGCAGAGTTGGCAGCACTAAACAGTGAACAAGAATCGGTGCCTATTGTCACCCCTGAAGCTACATCATATTCTGCAAGACAATTTGGTTTTGATATTCCAGCAGCAGCAGCTACGGCCGGTGCAGGTTTGTTAGATGTATTGTCATTACCAATTACAGCAGCAGCACGAGGTTTAGGCGCTAGTCCAGAAGAAGCACGATATTTTGCTCTAAGTAAAGAATTAGCAAAAGCAAAAACTGACCTTGCACAAAAACTTGATGTGCGACCTGAAACGCTACCACAAGAAGCAATGTCGTTTTTAGCTCCTTCACCATTATCAAAAGCTAAAGTTGCTTCACAAGTAGGTTCAGGATTAGCATCATATTTGGGATTTAAAGCCGCACAATTTGCTGCGCCTGAAAGCCCAGGATTGCAATTAGCGGGAGCATTACTGGCCCCAGCATCAGTTAGTGCAATTACGACTAAAGCAGTACCAGCATTAGCAGAGACAGGCAAATCATTACAACGTAGTGCATTAGGTTTAACTAAATCTAATTATACTAAAGTTAATAAAAATCAAATCGTTGAAACCATTCCTGGTACATACGTTTCACAAGTTCAAAAATCAGCTGATAATATCATTGCTAATAAGCAACTGGGAACATCCACAGATCCAAACGTTTTATATAATAATTTACAAGAAGCAAAATCCGCTACGGAAGATGCTATTCAGAATGTTTTGCAAAATGTAGATGCAACGAAACAAACTGGCATTATACCTCGATTAGATAACACTCTAAATTGGATAAATACTAAAGCTCCTGCTGATAAAGTGCAGTTCTACAAAGATAAGGTTAATACGTTTTTAAATGCCTTAAAAGAACAAGGTCAAGGTTCGCTGGTTTATTTGAATCAACAAAAGAAAGCAATTGGCGAGAATTGGAAATCATCTCCAGAAACAGATCCTACGTTTTGGCGTAAGTTTTATGGTGATGTAAAAACAACTATTGAAAAGAACGCACCAGAAGTAAAAGATTTAAATAAGAGCAAACAAGATTTAATAGTTGTAGAGCCAGTATTAGAAAAGCAAGTTCGTGCTGCTGGTCAAGGATGGACCCCACAAGATTTGCGCCGTGCTTTGCTTTATACAACTGGTGGCGGTGGTTTGGTAGGCGCATCCGTATTGACTGGCAATCCTTTATTAGGTGCCTTAATAAGTGGTGGGCTTGGTTTGCTAGGAACCAAAAAAGGGCAACAACTTACAGGACGTACGCTTTCTGGACTTGGCAACATAACGCCAGAAATACCAATTGGCGAAAATGCTATAACACGCGCATTGCAACAATATGCAACAGCTACTCCAACTGAATCGCCAATATCAACAACTGATACAACTAACATTGATATAGATGCTGAAATTGAAAATGCTCGTAAAGAATTACAGCAATTAAGAGGTTCTGAACCAACTACCGAGAAAGCTACTAAACAAAACATAAGCATGTTGGCAGACGATGCTGCTGCAACTCATGGTATATCGCCATCACTTGTAAAAGCTGTAATCAAAGCAGAAAGCAACTTTAATCCTTCGGCCAAGAGCAAAGTAGGCGCACAAGGTTTGATGCAATTAATGCCAGACACAGCAAAGATGTTAGGTGTAGCTGATGCGTTTGATCCTGCTGAAAATGTGCAAGGTGGAGCAAAGTACCTTAAGCAACTAATTGATAAATTTGGTGATGAAAAGTTAGCTCTTGCTGCCTACAACTGGGGCGAAGGTAACATACAAAAACAACTAAAGAAGTTAGGACAAAAGGGTAAGCCCCAAACTCTTAGCGGTATTTTGAAATATGGCACTTTGCCAGATGAGACAGAGCAGTATTTAAAGCGAGTAAGTAAGTTCAAATCGGAGATAGCATAGTATGAGTTGGAGCGGAGGGACATACTCTAAAGGAAATGCAGGAACAGGCGGTTGGTCAGGTGATGCTGCTTCAGGTATTGGCATTGAGGCAGGTCGCCACGATACTCAGGACAATGATTTCGCTACTGGCATCAATAACACCATTGCAAAGGATGGACAAAATACTCCGACAAATAACCTTCCTATGGGTGGTTACAAGCATACTGGAGTAGCGCTAGGTACAGCTAGAAACGATTATGCTGCTTTGTCTCAGGTGCAAGATAGCGGACCTCTTTGGGGTGCAACTTCTAGCGGTACGGCGACTGCTTACACTATTACGTTAAGCCCTGCTATTACTGCTTACGTTACAGGTCAACGGTTTTTGTTTATAGCTCATACAGCTAATACTGGTGCTGCAACATTGAATGTAAACAGCGTAGGAGCTAAGAACATACATCTTGCATCAAATAATGCTGCTGCACCAACGGGGTATATTAGAGCAAATCAATTGTGCGAAGTTGTATATGATGGGACGCAGTTTCAACTAACACAATCATCAGCAGAAATTCAAAGCATTGCTTCTACGTTTTTAGGCACATCAAGCGGAACAGCAAACGCAGTAGTTATAAATCCATCACCACCGATAAGCAATTCAGGGTACACTGGAGCTTTTGGATTCTATAGTTTTGCAAAGGATGGTGCAGCAAATACTGGAGCCACTACAATCAACATAAGTGGATTAGGTGTAATCAATCTTTTAGATCGTGCTGGTCAAGCACTCAAAGCTGGAATGTTGCAAGCAAACTTGTTTTACAACATTTATGTAAACGGTGCTTTTGCTTACGTTTTAAATCCATCAATTTCATATGTAGCTTTTACGCCTACACTTACTCAAAGCGGATCTGTTGCGTTTACTAATACTTACTGTAAATACGTCCCAGAATCTAATCGTGTGACATATCAGGGTAACATTACCGCAACCGCAGCAGGTACAGCCGGCAACGCTATTACTATTACCTTACCTGTTACTGGTGTAGGTGCTGTAGGTGGTTTTAAAACTATTGGCAATGCAACTTTTTACGATGCTTCTGCAAATCAGCAATTTGTTTTGCAAGTAATACAAGCAACCACAACTACTATAACGTTTTCGTCTGATGCTACGGCGGCAGGTGGATACTTTGGAAACACACCTTCACTCGCATTAGCAAATAATGATCAACTTAGCTGGACTTGTACATACGAGGTATAATTTATGGATTGGACAAATTTTGTAGCACCTTTTGAAGTAGCAGACGAAGTACCGAATGATTACTTGGTAGAGCGTATAAAGATATGGAGACGTAGCGAACTTCAGAGCACAGATTATACGCAACTGCCAGATGTGCCAGTAGACAAGGCTGCTTATGCTACATATCGGGCAGACTTACGCGCTTTGACAAACCAAGGGCCAGATGCACGATTATGGGTGTTCCCAATTAGGCCAGAGTAATGCTGAAGATCGTTCGTGTTACTGAACATGATGGTGCAACTTTTGGCGTCATGATGGTAGGCGATAAGCCTGAGTTTGTGACGCTGGAAGAGTCATGGCGTGATAACGAACGGATGATCTCTTGCATCCCACAAGGTAGGTATAAGATTAAACTGCATAGGTCGCCTAAGTTTGGCTTATGCTACAAGGTGATGGATGTGCCGGAGCGTAGCGAGATATTGATTCACGTTGGCAATACTAATGCGGATACTACTGGTTGTATTTTATTAGGGCAACGATTTGGTCCAGTGGGTGACCGGTATGGTATCTCTGGTAGTAAGCTGGCTATGACTCGTTTCATGCAGTTAATGTCAGGGATTAGTGAAGCAGACCTGGTAATCATTAGCGCTTATGGTGGTGGCAGGGTGCACTAGGTATGGATGATGTTACTAAGCTCACCTATTGGCTGGATATCATCATTAAAACCGCTATAGGGGTCGTGGTGACCTTGGCAGGGATGGACTATAGGCAAGTTAAGGGTACGCTTAAAGACCTAGAATTGAGCAAGTATAAGCTCACAACTCAGGTAGAAGTATTGCAGGTTGAGGTGAAGGGTATGAGCAACCGGCTTGAAAGAATCGACCAGAAACTTGACCAACTACTCGAGCGTAAACGATGAAGCGGCTGCTGCTTTTAATTGTGTTGATTGCTGGCTGTGGTCAAAAGCCGGTCGAATGGTATCCAAGGGTTACGGCATGGCGAGTTGGTCAGCAGTGCCAAGACCCAGGTTTAGACAATGCAGCTAGACTAGCACTTAAAGAAGTAGAATTTTGTAGACCTGGAAATGGTGTAATTTTGTCGATGAAAGGAGCGTTATGAATCGGATAATTAGGTGGGTGTTTTCTCAAACTAAGGTTGGTCAGTTTTTGGATGGTAAGAAGACCATTATCGGTGCAGGGCTAATCTTTGCTTCAGCTATTTTGCAGGCATTGCTAGCTGTTGCGCCTTTGTTTCCAGAGCAGCCCTGGATAGCCGTTGCCGCTGCTCATTTGGGCGAAGGTATCCGTGTGGTACAGCCTTATCTGGAGGACGCTGGCATCACTCTTATCGGCGTTGGCTTAGCGCATAAAGCTGCTAAGGCTCAGCGTTAAATAACCTGTAGCGTTTCCAGCGCAAGCAATCGGGATCTAGTGGCTCACCTTCGACTATGGGCTCGTTAGTATATTGCCTGATATATTCTAAAATGGTTGGGTAAATTAGTTCAGCTTTAGAATCAATGACATGACGATTAAAGGTTTTCTTTGCTTCGCGCCTAAACGATTCAGCCATCCCGGAACCATCATCGTAAAGCTGTTGGCAGATGTATTCTAGGTTGAAAGGTTCAAGGGATTTATCGAATAGGAACCAGTTTAAACGGTCGTACTCAAAACATACCTTCCGATAGTTATAACCGATTTTGTGGCCTTTATATTTGTCGATAGAGCGTAGTACCCGATCCCCTTGGTCGCAACCACATAAGCGGTGAAAGAAGTAACAATAATCTTTTAAAGCTCGCTCTAAAACTGCAAGCCAAAGGAGGCGCTCAGGTTGAATAAGTGAACTATCTTCATTCGCTGCAATCGGAGCTTTTAGCTTCATCTTTTTGTAACTTTATCCAGTCTTCTAAGTACATTGTAACAAGCCAAGGCTTATGATTTTTACGATGCACTACAATAGGTGTTTTGTCTTTGCAATCTCGTGTAGCTTGGTCGATAGCTTTATCAATGTTCAGTGCTTCTACCATTTTGCACTCGATATGATAATGAGCAAGCTCAGTACAAACAACATCAGAATCACCATTAGCACCACAGAATTGTTGTCCACGTCGTGCAGTGTATCCTAACTCTTTTAGACGGTTTGCTAGTTCTCGTTCAGCTCGTGCGCCCTTGGCTCTTGAGTTTACCATTATTGCATTGAATGTAATTTAGTGATGTAAGTCAAAGTCGGTCGATTTTTACCTCGTTTTATCCTTTCAACAGTAGCTAACAGTGGTTTTTTCAAAACATCATGTGCCTCTTCTGGCGTTGGATTTTCTTTTCCAACCAAGTCCTTCCAAAATGTTTCTAGTGGATCGTGATCATCTTTTACCCATAAATTTAGGGTGCCACTGTACCAACCCCACAAACTTTTGAAACTTAACATGAGACCACTTTTTGTTTCTGTTACAGCATAAAGTTTAACAACATGTTTATCGTGTTCGGTTGATTCGGAAATGTTGTACATGTTTACTTCTTACTTTTTCTTGCTTGTTTTCTTCTTTACGTCTTTTATTTTGCCGGATTTTTCAGATGCGTAGAATACTGCATCACCCTCATCCTTGCCATAGTACTTTTCCATTGCGGCGCGTATCTTGAGACCTTTCTTATTGAGGGGCATTTTCATCCTTTATTAGTTTAGGTGCGAAAGTCCAGTAAAGTGTAGCATCACTCGGCAAGATTTTGTGAAACTTTTCATCAAATGCTTCATGTGCAAAAAATATGCCAGTATCGTTACAGTTCCACGTAGCATCTAAAACGATATTCCATTCTGGTGCTGTTACTAAACAGCGGTCGCCGTCATACGGTTGTTTGCGTGATAATTGAGTCCAGTTCATTCTTTCTCCGGCTCTAAAACCAGCCATAAACGCCTGTCTTGTCGCAAGGCTCATATTGTCCTCGCGAGGTCCCCACCACGCTTGGGTATATTCATCTGCTAGTTGCTCGACAGTTTTCATCTAATCTCCCCATTGTTCTATTTCATCTTGCATAGCGTCATTTATAGCGTTTAATTGTGCTACAAACTTACGCATAATTCGCAGATGCTCTTTCATAGGATGTAGTTGCGCCATAGCTGCATTGTATCCAGCGACATAACCATCTGCCCCATCGGGATCTCTACCATTCGCCATAATTGCTTTGTGCCATTCTACCGCCAACTGTTCAGGTGTTTTCATTCGTCCTCCGGTGTTTTGGGTAGCGGCATCCAATACTTAATTGTCTCTGTTAAATCCCAATCAGTGCTCATCTCGTACCATTTATTTATTTTCGGATCATATGCTGCAACAAAACAACAAGCAGGAATCGTTGGACCGTATCCAAAAGCTAGGTAGTCATCCCATATCTCCGGCAGCCTATCCTTCACCGAGATCCACTGAGGCATCACCTTGCTACTGTCAGCAAACTGATCCTTTGCGGCTTGATATCCAGCAAGAAAGCCGTATTTACACGCTCTATTCTGCAATCCTAGTGCTCCTTGAGACGGCTTAACTCTTCCATCTACATACCGCTTGAGGCGATATAATCCACTATCTGCAAACTCCTCCGCCAACTCTTCAGGTGTTTTCATTTGCACTCCCACGACTTTACGGCATACATAGAATAATTTATTTCGTTGCAATCAAGATTGGTGGAGTCTCGGTAAATATCACAGTTTGAGGCTTGCCGCTTTAAACCGTCGGAAAATTCAATAATGCATTTTGTTTCTGGTTTTAGTTTGGATACCGATGTAAAAATAAATGCCAACAAAAATAAAACAACTACGGTGCTAGTTACGAATAAAAGCACAATTAATGTACTTTCAATTACTGCTTTCATTTCTGCTCCCACTCAATCTTGCTCACCATTGGCGTCCAATGGGTAACTTCACTACCTTGATAAAGCGTCCACTTACCGTCTTTTAAAATTGATAAATGTACACACTCTTTATCTTTACCAATGACATAAACTGCCGTGCCTTCTTTTGGTAATTCATCTTCTATGCTGATCCAACCGCTCATAATTTTTCTCAATACTGCGCCAACTCTTCAGGTGTTTTCATTCTGCACTCCATACATCCGTTTGTCGTCGCAATCCGCTAGGAAACTCCAGCTTATTGTCTGTAAAACTACGCTCTCTGAACACTACATGGTTAGTCGGTTGAATGGTCAATCTGCCAAGGTTAAGCTCAATAAAGCAAAACTCTTTAGCTTGGTCAGGATACGCAGAAAATCCATCACCTACAGGAGCAACAGTAAACAAATAAGTACCTTGGTAAGAATGATCTTTGCATTTAGCTTTACACTCTAAACCAGCAAGATACTTGTACTCTAACGTAGTAAACTGCTCGCCATAACAATCCCAGGTTTGAGCCTCGTCTGCCGCCCAACGTTCTACTGGAAACTCTTCAAAAGCTATCGCATGAGAGGGGACGTTTCGATATATCGAACCGCTCTCAAGCATAATAGTACAACCCCAGGTTCTCCCAGAATACGACACCAAGCCAAACCAAACACACGGTAAAAAACCTTGCGGCTCATTATGCGTGTAGGTGCTGTCGACAAAACAATAGATATGCCGTGGCAACTCGCCCACTAAACTGTAGATCATGCTTTTACCATTTCTCCGTATCCATCAATCTTACTTCTTCTCGTGGTTTGCTTTTGTAGGTAAGCACTTCCCGAATGATAGCGCCACCCAAAGCAAGCCCAATAAGGAAGGCTACCCAAAAAGATCCATTATGCTCTTCCATGTTCCTCCTTCGTGCCTATGATAATCGGACCATACAACGGCCTAACTTCTACCCTTGTCGCGCTCATAAGCTCATTAAGCATTGTTTTAGCTATTGAAACAGCATCACTGCTATAGAGTTTATCCAGCAGAACCCGCATATTTTGCCGCAAATCTAGTATCTCAAGCCTGTCTGGTTCCTCTAAAACGTGTAAAACAATCTCCCATTTGCCGTCTGTGATAGTATGTTTTGAATAAATTTTAGTTTCCATCGTCTTAGCGCTCCTAAAATGGGATGTCTAAATCATCAACCAGCTTGTCTATGATTTCATCGACTTTTGCGTTTAAAGTTTGAAACGGTTCCTCTTGAACCTCAGCATGTCGATAAGCCTGATCACAAAGGTCAGCAAGTATCTTTAGATCGGACTTAAACAGAGCCTTGGCCACAACATACTCGCCAGTTTCCTTATTCTTATAGGTCTTGCGCCAAGTGTAGGACTTGTTTTTACCGTTATCCCAAAGTGCTATTTCTAGCCCCTTTTCCCGCCATGTTTTAATTGGTTTGCTCATTTTATTCCCCCATGTTAAAATCGTAGTACCTGGTTTAGTCACCTAGGTTTTGCCCCGTAAGACTCAGCTTTTAGTTGAGCCCCTGCGGGGTTTTTTATTCCTTTTCGACTAGCTCATCTAACTTATCCATAGCCCAAAACAATCCATCAATTTGGCCGCGCTCCCAGTCAGAAGCATGTTTTGGCAACTGCTCCCATTGTTCTGCTGCAAAATTGGCTAGATGTTTGTAGAGCTCTTCATACGTCATAGACTTAGAAACTCCCAAGCCAATACCGCACCGCTTCCGATATACCTTCGGCTGCTGTGATGCTTTCACTTTCGCATCTATGCTTAAACTCCTTGAGCGTCGTTTCTTCAATATGTACTGTGTATCTTGTGTATCCTGCTTTGCTTGAATCATATCTCTTACCTGTCTTAGATATCCTTTTGTAAACTGGTGTAAAATTGGTTTTAGTTCTTGGCATAATTACTACCTACTGCCTTTAGTGTTTTATACCTAAGCAATGCGCGTTTCTGTTCTGCACTAAGCGACAAACCTAATGCCTGCCGCGCCAGTGCTTCTTGTACTGTAATCCTTAACGCTCTTGCATCTCTTATCGTTGTTCTATCGTTGTGTTTGTTCATGTTTAAGCCTCGTAATCCTCAATAATACAGCTAGTGAGTTTTGCTAACCTGATCGGACATTGCCAGATCTCCTCTGATATTGGTTTTGCCACGTTTGCTTCTAGGTACTTGATTGCTGCTTCTTTCTTTTCACCTTCGAGGTTAGCTACCGTGTAGTACGTCGTTCGAGCTCGTTTATTCACCGGACTTTCTGACCAATCAGCAGGGATATCATCCTTTTCCTCTGCTAAAACTTCACCAGTTTGTACATCAACCGTTGCGATTGTTTGGTTGCCAAGGTCGATAATCTCTTTTGGTGGTGCAAAGTTAGCCGGCATCTCCTCAGCAGTATAAAGCCCACCCAGCTCTTGTATAAAAGCCTCACGGATTGCCAAACTTTTCGCGCACTTCGCTAGCATTACCGAAGGCATCGAATCCCATACCGGAGTTTTTTTACGGTATTCTTGCATGTACGCAGTCGCAACCGATGGGAACTTGCGATCCTTGCGGTGTACCTTTACAGTACATGCGACTAAGCCCTTTTCGTCCCATTCGTGCTCTACTTCCATGCCATCGTATTGGGGGTGACTATTAGCAATGCGTAGGAATCCGTTGATCCCAGTCATTAGCTGCAATCGTCCACCGGCTTTAATAGCCCAGATTTCCTTCGTAAAAGGGTTTAAACCTGTGCTTTTCACGATCTCTGCGAACAGTCCAAACTCTGCGTCTGATAGACCTGGTGCAATTGTATTCCGTAACGTTGCCAACTTATTGTCACTGATTGTAATTTCTTTGCTCATTGTACTATCTCCATTAGATTGCGTTTCTCTATTACTTCTCTGCCACGTTCGTACATTGCGATTGCTTCAGAGCATCCTTCTTGAAAACTCTCAAAAGTAACGCCGATTGTATCAAGCACAGCGGCTAATTCATCCCATACCAGTACCCACACGCTCTTATCGTCTTGCCAGCTAACAGCTATTAGCAAGGTTTTGATGATGTCGTGGTCTACGTTGCACGAGATGACGTATTCAGGAAAATTACCGTCAATAACTTTCATATTAGTGACCTACCATGTGAATAATATATCGTTCGCTAAATGTTGCGTTTTCGTACTCGTGGCGATCCTTATCGAGATCATCAAGTATGATTCGCATCTCTTGTTCAAACGAATCAACGCAAACCATGATCAAAGCCTGAATGGTTTCAGCATCATAACGTTCAGTTAAAAAATGTAATGGTGTCTTGTCACGTTCTGGATTTGTCGGTGTGTACCAGCGGGTACTACCTAACCGCTCTTCTTTAACTTCAAAAGGCATACCAGCCCATTGAAGCGTAAAATACGGATATATAATGTCTAAGATTTTCATTTAGTCACCTTAAAAGTATACAGAAGTTTACAGAAGTATACAGATAGAGAGCCCATCTGTATACTATCTTTTTTGTTATTTTCGTTTCGGTTTAACAACTAGATCCTGGTTAGGATTAGCATCAAGAATGTCTGAGACATAACTCGCCATAGCATCTGTTCTGCTAAAACTATACTCACAAGCAACGCCAGCCGTCTCACAAGTCAATGTAAAAAATGCACGTTGGATGCCGACGATCAAGAGCAACAAAAGTACCGGAGCACCCACTATTGCGCTGGTATACCAAAACCAACCAACGAATCTTTGTATTCTTTCCATGATTAGTACTTCCCCTCCTCCTTAGCTGGTTGAGTCGATCCACCTGTGAGCTTCTGAAAAAACCCACAGTTAGTGCAACGGCGCCTAGTGATTTCCTTTTCCTGCTCTTTGCGAT